CTTAGGAGCTTTCTCCTTTTTTTCCTTAGGAGGAGCAGACCCCTTCTCGGCGCGAGCGAGAAGCACTTCGGGGAACGCGAAATTAGGAGATCCGGTGTTAGGGTTGACGAAATGAACTCGCTTTCCTTGAACCAAAGTAACTTCGCCCTGAGGGGTACGAAGCTTGGTCGCAGTGCCGTCTTCTTTATAGATAGAAAACCCATCGTACTGAGCGATGGGTATCCAGGTGCCAGTCATTAGGGTCTCCTTGATTTAGAGAAAGTGGGGGAGATTCGAACTCCCAAGGGTGTTATTGGCACCTTGCCGATCACGGAGGTCCACAGGGCTTCGTACGGGTTTCCCACAGACGCGAGCACACTCTTCACAGTTTCACATCCCCGAATGTAACAACCTTTCGGGGCAGACTTGCTTAGTTGATCTTCCTCGCGAAGGTGTAGATGTACTTCACGCCGTAGGTTTTGGCGAAATCGTATCGGGCCTGGTTGCGGGTCATTCCCTTGTACTGCACGGGGGCTGAGGAAAAACCGCGGGCGTCGATACTCCAATCACCGATGGCCGGAGCTCGTTTGGCCTTGGGTCGGTTGAAAGCGACGGACTTGGGGTCGTAGAGAGGGGAGTTATAGCCGCTTCCGACAGTTCCTGCGGTGGCGTTCTGTGCCAGGAAGTAGACGCGGTGGCCGTTCTCGTAGCGGAAACTGAACTTCGGGGATTGCGCTTGCACGAAATCCCAGACGGCGCGAGAGACTTCATTCTGGTTTACCCAGAACTTCTTTCTGAGGCTGTTCTTGACGTCGAGAGTCGTTACGTCTCCCTCTTCCGCGAGGGCGGCAAATTCGAGTTCGATGTCGACGGCCTGTGCCTCGGGGAGCATGTTAGCATTCATCGGATCCATTGATCCCTCCTTATTGGGTTCAGATGTAATATCCTTTTGACTCACGCGATGGAAACCGAAAATCGCCATGAATGAGTCGAGAGCTCCGTAATTAGGTTCCATTGCTGCCTCGTTTTCTTTCGCTACTTGAATGCAACGCACGCGGTATTGATCCTCTGGATCAAGGTGTCGGATGAAATCATCGTCGAATTCGACGTTGAGATTTTCTTCTATCACCCACCCGAATTCATCGGGTTCCGGAACCATGTGATCGGTCCAGGAAGTTTCGGATCCATCCTCGTGAATAAAACTCATAGTAGTGAACAGTCTCCGGTGATGAGATCGATCTTCTCAGACTCATCTGGCCCGATGCAGATACAAGTGTAGGTCTTCACTCCGTGGAATTCGGTGACGCCGTTATCGAGGATAATAGCGTTAGGAATGCCTGCGGCGTTAGCTTTGGCCTCGAGTTCCTTCAATTCGGATTCGCTGTTGCAGCCAACAACGATCTTGGTGAAGCCGGGTTGACCTTCTTCCCAGTTCAGCCATTCGAGCATCGCAGGAGTGAAGGAGAGTTCAGCCATCTGGCGTTTGTCGTTTCCTTCCGGAAACATATAAGGAAGCACCTTGATGCGATCGAGGAAAACTTTGAGACTCGCGTGTGCCACTTGGGAGGCAATTTTTCCCTTACGGCAGTTCAAATCTTTTCGAAAAACTATTACAGCCTTTATAGACATGATGCCTCCAAGAGAATCTTCTTGATAATGTGGGGGGTGAGACTTATATTCTTTGATATCTGATTGCGACTTTTATTTTCGAGGTATTGCCGTACTACTTCCTTTCTCACATCTTTCGGAATTTCTTTATACATAGGATTTGCTTCCTTCAATTTTGCTAATCGGCACTTCTCTTTTTTCTGATCACTTTGTGATCGACCGGTTCGGTATTTTATTTGTTTCTCTTTCATTTGTCGGGCTACCTCAATACCGTAGATTTCTTCATAGGTTTTACCTTGAAGCCATTGTCGCCGCTCCTCTGCATGTGAGAGGCCCCTCTCTCGACATCGTTCTTTCATTTGTTGAGCTTTCTCGGCCCCATAAAGCTCTTCATATGTTTTGTCTCGGCAACGGGTTCCTATTTGATATCGAAGTTCGGGTGACTTAGGAGGAAATATTCGACCGCGACTTGTTTCTGCAATTTTCTTTTTAGTTTCTTCGGTGTGATGAAAGCCCCCTTTGCGTCGATCTGGGAAAAGAAGATTATACCCCTTTTCGGGATTCCGAGTATCATAGAGATCCACATAATAGACCTCTTTCTCAATCAAATATTCTTGATCTACTTCTTCAAGAATTTCAAATACGAAGGATTTCTCCCCGTCCCTGTTCCAAGCATGTTGAAAATGCTTGTTAGTATGAATTCCTCGGCGCAATTGACTTTTATGGGAACGAAATCGATTTGGGATGCTCACCCCGCTTCCTATATAAGCTTTGTCATCTTTTAAGTTTCTAATTCTGTAAACACCACTACTCATATATAATTAGTAATGTGTACTACAATTACTTGTTTGACACCCATAGTCTATCCTTTGTTGTTGTCCAGATCGGACAACGGCGTGAGTAAAAATTCAAGGTCAGTGGGTTCTTCCGGAACTCGGAACCTCACAACTACTTCGTTAGGGATCTCGAGTAGATTTGGAAGCTCACCTTCGAAGAAACGGGCGACGCCGGTTATGCTACCGGTTTCCTTATCGCGCTGAAAATGGCTAACCACTCCGATGACATCTTCTTCGGCGCCGGTATCTTCGTTGAGAAAGTTCCTGTATAGGAACACAGCTCGCTTCTTTTTGAGCGCTTCCCAGATCCGGTCACCGACTCCGACGACCTTGACCTCTTTCATTTCCGCGCTCCTTTGATCCAACGACGAAATCGTATCAGCCAAGGCGTATGGTATTTCACAATGCCCTTATCGGTCTGAATCCATAGTTCAACCTTCTTCCTCCATTTCACTTTTACAGAAACGGGTCGAGGGTTGTATTCGTATTCTTGTAATACCAGTTCGACTGGCTCAGGATCAGGCATTCCTCTCCTCTTCGTAGATGTGCTTTACGATCGGGAAGCGGAGCGAATGCTTGCCGTTCTGGTCGGTCGTCTCTTCGAAGTATTTCACGGTGATCGTTTTCCCGATGATGCCCTTGGGATTCTTGTAGTACTCCCTGCGCTGGTCGATTGTGAAGCCGGAGCCTACGTTGACCTTATTGCCGTCGTGCGTTATGACGACGGAGGCGAGTACCTTCTCGGATACTTCCTTGCCACCCACGACCATCTGGAACGGTCCCATGACCACATCCTCTACAATATACTCGGCGTCGCGGAAGCTCTTTACTTTGAGTAGATCATTGGAGCGCTTTCCCTTGTAGCCCGTGTCCCTGCGAAGAATGAGCCCTTCCCATCCCTTCTCGGTGGCCTCGGCGAAGAGTTTGTCGAGCATCTCGCGGGAGTCGACCTTCCACTGATCGAGGGGGACGATCATCGTGGTGTCGCGAGTGCGCTTCATCGTATCCCAGCGCGCCTGCCTCTCAGAGAGGATTTTCTTGCTGGTGCTGGAGAAAAACTCGTCGAGGGTCAGGATGTCGAAAACGCGGTACTTGGGGAACGGGATGGTGTAGTCCTTGCGGGTGACGAGGCGAATGATCTGATCGAAATGCTCGTCGCCTTCCTCGTCTACGATGCAGATTTCCCCATCGAAGACGGTGCTGCGGAGCTTCGGCCATAGTTCTCGAATTTCCTCTTTAAGTCTCGTAAGGCTTGTAAATTCCTTACCATTACGAGACATCGTTTTGATATCCCCCTTCTCATCGATGATCGTGAGGAGGCGAACGCCGTCGAGCTTGCGACTTGCATACCACGTGTCCTTTCCGAAGTCGACCGCGTCTTCGTTATCCCAATAGCTATTGGCGAGAGCGGTGTTGAACTCCGGGATGAATTTCGGCCAGACCTTGTTGATGATGGAAGAGCTCACGCGGCACTTGAGATCGCGATCGAGGATGTCGAGGATGAGGTCTTTGTACTTGATGTTCTCTTTGCGGCTGATGAAGGAAACGATTTCGGTGATTGCGGCCTGTCCGCTGAGTGTGCGCTTGTCGAGGACATCGAGCAACTCGTAGAGATCCGCGTAGTAGCTCTTGGGCGTGTTGGCCTGGTTGGGCGAAGATGCAGAAGCCCTGAGAGACTTGGCGGCTCCCAGGAGATTCGGGCCCTTCGCGATCTGCGAGCTGGCCCAGTTCTTCAACACATTCTCTGAGGAACAATAATACTGTTTGAAAGAGTTATACGTATAATACAAAATCTTCTTACATTCAGGATACCGCGAGAGAATTTCTTTCTTATCATTAGAAGAGCTCGTCGCTTGTAGCTCCCGAACCATCTCCTGTAACTTTTCCAGATCCTTCATTTGCGCTCTCCTCTTGTTTCTTCTTTCGACGTGCCCAAGCTTCCTTGAGTTTCTCTCTATGCTCTTGAGCTTTTTCAACTCCAAAGATTTCTTCGTATGATTTGCCCTTTCTTTGTTCTGCTTCTTTTTTTTGCCCTTTTCGGATATTTTCAGTAGCTATCTCTCTAAGTTCCAACCCTCTTTCATTCCCATAAATCTCTTCAAGAGTCCTGCCCTTCGAGGCGGTGTTACGTTCTTTTGAGGCCTTTTTTAGGTTTGAAACGCAAAGATCATAATGACCCTTGTCTTTTTTCATTCTATTTTTAGCTGCTTCACTCATCTTACTCAACTGCTCCGGGGTGAAGTCTCTCTTCCACCCGCTCGGCGGGTGGAGTAATCTCGATTGACGCATAGCCTCTTTATGTTCTTCGGATTTAGGAACTCCCTTCAAACCTTGACTTATGTGTTGTCGCGCCTCTGCGGAAAGCTCCCAGTGATTTCCACTTACTCCTTCTCCCCCATCACAAAGATTACATAACTTGAATCCTGCCTCGCGATACGTTCTAATAATTTCTCGTTCTTTTTCAAAAGCGAGGGGTTCCTCGTCTGTTTCAAAAATCTTGAGAGGGATCGGCTTCTCCCCTTCGTCAAGTATTTTCTTTATCTTATTATACAGATGAGTATTATGATTAGGTACTTTTCCTCGCCTTACTTTAGATTCGTGCGCCCACATTCTATTTCCGTTTCCCTTGCCTACATAAAAGGGTATCAACGTTTTAGGATCACGAAGTTCGTATACGTAAAATCTCATAACAACCTCTACACAATTAGTGGCATCAGTTGTCAGAGGTTACGCACGAAGTTCTATCAGGTATTTTATAGTGCATCGAGGCTCTTCGTAGATTATGTGCTCATCATTTATCAGATCTGCGCCACCCTTAGCAAACACGGTATCGTACCCGGCAGATCTGACCCTATGTAGATTTAAGCTCGAATCACCATGCGACACATTCATCATGTGCCCCACGTTAACCTGATAAAGGGCAAGAAAGGCTTTATTCGAAGAGCCTGACGCCCAGTATGATCCCCTTAATGAAGAATACCCGATTGATTTGCGTGCGCGATTCGCAAAGTACACCCCCGACCCAAACATTGAGCCGGTGTGAACGGCATTCGTGGGGCGGATTTTAAGCCCCGCGTTAACGATCGACCACCAGTTCTCATTGCGAGAACCATGGTAGAGTAGGAATTCCTTCGACCTGGGGACCGTCGAGTAGTGACCAGTGTAGATTTTCCCGGTACGGCCATTGGTGACGCGAAATACCTTCCCGACTTTCGAGAAGTCGAGGTCCGTGTTCTTTTTGATTTCATCGATTTCCTCGGGAGTGGCTTCGCGCATCTCGATGTCGAGCTTCAACTCCTTCTTGTCTTTCGTGGTGGTGGTCTGTGCCTGCGTAGCTACCTGACCTCCCATCGTATCGAGAAGGTCCTGCTCGTTGGAAAGCAGAGTCGGAAGCTTGCTGGGCTTGTCGTCATCCTGCATCAGGAAGAATTTGGTATTGGACATCTTGCGAGGGATGGTTCGATAGAGATCGAGCAGCCCTGCGTTGATGTCTTTGCGATCCCATTTGCCCTGTGCGCGAACGGCGAGCTGATCGAGAATGGCCTGAGCGGCGTCTACCTGCTTCTGGGTGACGTCCGCGACTTTGACCGTGTAGTTCTGCTTGACTACGCCCTTGGCGCAGTTCTGGAGGAAATTGACGAGGTCCATGCAGACCTTGCTGAAGCCGGAGATTTTGAGTTCTGGCTCGGCACTGGGATCCTCCTTCTCCACCGAAACGAGATCTGTGATATCAGAATACCCTTTCTTGATTTTTTCTTTGTACTTTTTATCCCATTGGGACGTTGGGTAGGTGCATTCCTGCATGCCGTATCCGACGCGACCCCATTTCGCTATCCACGAGACCCCGTCGGCGTTCTCCACCATTAGGTATTCTTTGTTGTTGTTTTTGTCAGAAACATTGACAAGTTTCACTACTCGCGGCATATTCGCCCCCTGGTTTGGATATAATATCCAAATGCCCCCCAAAGAGGCAATTACTTCTTTTTGGTGGTCTTTTTTGGTTGCTTAGCGGGTTTAGGATTGGGGGTCGGCCTACTAGTCAGCCGCCAAGGAAGGGATTCGGCGCCCAGACCGATATTCTCGGGAGCAGGCATACCAACGGTCACTTCATGAGCCCATTGTAGCGCCTTCCAATTATCGGGATCTCGAACCAGTTCCATAATTAGCAGGCTGATAAACTGGCACCATTGCTCCTCTTTAGCGTCAGAGAGCCCTTGGTTCATACCAGCATCGTAGATTTTAGCGTGGCCGTACTCATGGAATAGAGTAACCTTTTGTTCATCGTCTCCTACATCTTTACGAAGACGAATCTCATTGTGTTCGACAACCGCGAGCCCCGTATACTCACGGGCCTTGACTTCTGCCTTAGATGGGCGACGGATTTTATAAATTCGAAACCCTACTTTCATTTTTGTGGGCGTACGTCTTTTCATCCTCACGACCTCTCCAATGCTTAATATACAAGCGCCACAAAATGAAAAAAGCCGAGAATTGCTTCCCGGCTTAGTAAGTTACCAATCACCCTCGCGACCAGAGTCTTCCCCGCGATCGCGCGCATTTTGAAGTTCCCAGCCAGCATCTGAGTTGGCTTTTGACGTAGAGTCTCCGGAGCCCTGATCATAACCGTCTGTGAACCCCTCCTCGTAGACATCATTATAGAAGTCATTGAGGAGGTTTTTCACCTCGGGTTCAAAGTTCATCATCGAGCCCCGGCCAGTGACATTACGTTCTATCGATGCGAGGATTTCCGCGTAAACGAGATCAGGATCATCCATAAGTAGGTACCTCTACCTAATTAGTCCGAGGCCTCCTGCTTGTTGAAGTGCTCGAAACTGCGGAGGTTGAGGCGGGCCATCGTATTCCTGAGTTCCTTGTCTCGGGGGATGAAGGTGTCCTCGAAGGTGAGGGGGCGATCGATCGGGGGCGTCGCCTTGATGGCGCGGGCCCTATTGACGGCCTGTTCAATGCCTCGGGCGCGATCGAAGAGGGGCACGCTGATGTAGCCGCCTTCGCGCTCCCAGGCCTTGAAGGCCGGGTGATGAACGAAACAGTCGAGGGCTGCGTCGGCGGGGATGACGTCGTGGTTATCTGGATTGCAGAGGTACTTGGCGAGGATGGGGATGTTTTCTACGGTGAGGAATCGCCCCTCGTGATCCGCGGCGTCGACCATGGACCAGCCGAGCTCTCCGGGACCGATGGCGACGACAACTCCCTTCTTGAAGCCGAATTTGTCGCGGACGTAGGCAATCATGATCCCCTGCTTGATCGCCTCTTTGGCGAGGGAATTCTCCCACATCAGTTGCTTGGTCTTGAGTGCGAGGCGCTTCCTGTCCGATACCCGCTTGACCCTGGCGAGTTTTTCTTCGATGGTTTCCATGTTCTTTCCTCCTGGATTCTTATGGTGAGTGCGTATTACAGAAATAATATCAAAATGCCCCCCAAGGAAGCAAGATTATTACGGCCCCTCTACTAAATAGGGAGTAGCAGAGAACAGGTTCATACATAGAGTTTTACAGATCCAAAGGTTCTTAGTAACCGAGGTTCTCGGGCTGTATATAATAATATTCTTACTTATAATAATATGAATATTTAGGCTAACCTATCTGAGAGGAGAAAACGTGTATGAATTTGCAAGTATGTCGGGGATGGGACGAGCAGTACCTTGTAGGCGATACCCTAGTCGACGGGGAACACAAGCGGATTATCGAGAAGACGTGTTCTTTCGCGCGGGTAGTTGAGGTCGGGGCCATTTCATATCGGGAGGCGCTCGATATGGCTCGAGAAGTTCTCTTCCATATAAATACCCACTTTCAGCACGAAGAACTTCTATTAGAATTATATAATGCCGATTCAGCGGACATTGAATTACATAAAAAAGAACACGCCAAGCTTCGAGTAATGTTTTTGGCAGCTGTTGAGGAGATTCGAGAACAGGAAGATTTCCGAAAGGCCTGCATTATAATGGTAAATGATTTGTATGAATTGATTGCCAATCATATTGCCACCGTAGATAAAGAGACGCTAAGTCCTTGTATCACAACCCACGATAAGTTCCACCATCAGTACGCGTATTAGACAGCTACGCCCCACTTATTCTTTTCTAATAACGCGTTTATCTGTTTTGTCGCATCTGCTCTTGTCTTTTCCCTAATCTCTTCCGGCTCCCACATTTCATATGGCACCACATCATGTTTTCTCAATAATTCACAACAAGCACACGCCGCATCAGAAATATCTTTCGCGTGTATGCCTATCAAACTAGTATCCCAATTGATGCTTCCTTCCAAAACAATATCTCCATTAGTATGATCTACTTTCTGTGAGCCCGTTTTTCTACCATCGGGATCTTTGCGCCGGGTGATTTGGAGACTCTTCAAATTATTTTTGAGGTGAATGTTACGACCTGCGCGCAGGCGATCGGATTCAATGATGGACACGAAATTCAAGTAGGGGTCCATCTCCTTATCGACAGACAACTTCTCGACTTCAAACCCTCGCCTAAGCAAGTATTGCATAGTGGCTTCCGATTGAAACTGGTCGAATGAACCATACATCAATTGCATAGATCCTTTATCTCTCAAGTCTTCAATAAAATATCTGATGGCGTCAAGGTTGATGCGCCCGCCTTTAGGGATAATAGGAACGATGAGATCGATGACATAAATCAAGCTCATCTGAGGGTCTGGTAAACCATTGACCCGCCTAAGCTCTCGTTCGAGATGGGCTATGACGATAGCGGTGACGTCGCCTGAGATAGACTGGTCAACAGCGAATACTCGGGGGACGTGAGGCTTATACCAAAATTGGTAACTATTGATGTATTTGATAAAGAATTGATCCTTGATTTGATTCCAGATGATCCCCTCAGGAGAATCTTTTGATGATGCTACAATGTGTGTGTATACGGATTTCAAATGAGAGTCGAAACACTTCTCAATCTTAGCGTAATCATAGAAAATCTTATCAGATGAACCGGCCGGAATGCCCGCTTGATCTTTCAAAGCCTCATAGATATTTTCTTCAAACTGTCCTCTCATTAATAAGCCGGCAGTACCTGTGCTCGGAACATCGATAACGTCTTCCGGGGCATACTGATCTCGATCTATGTTATCGATAATCATAGGTGCTCGGCCCTTGCCGCCTAAATAAACCTGGAAGGCTTTATCCGGCCTAACATTGCCTTCCTCATCATACGTATCTGCAGGAAAATCATTCTTTACCCACTTCCAACGAGAGCCGCTGATAATAAAGTTCGAAGGGTTCTTGGGCGCTTCATGGACGACCCAATCGTCAATCGGAGACTCTAACGTATTGGGGGAGGAGTCAAGAATGAATCGTCCGAAGTAATTACCCTTCATACGAGATTCAATACGGCCTCGGAGCTTGGAGAAGAATTTGAAAATGAAATCATCGCTGTTATGAGTCACAATATAGTCGTTCGTAAGAAACAAATGATCTTTATCATCGACAAGGATACACTGCGTTTCTTGGTCTTCGATTTTTTCAATTTTGGAAATCATTAAAACTGATCTTGGTCGTTTCCTGTTTTCTGAATACCGAACCAGAGCGCGCTCTTTTTTTCGGGTTAAATAAAAAGGCATAATCTCCGATGAAGGGAAATTGATATGAACTACATATTCGGTATTTCCGTATTTGTTAATTTTATTTATGCTTGAATACGCGAGACCGCCAAGCCCACGACAAAGCTCTACAACCCCATCAATCAGCGCTTTAGAATTGGAGTGAAAACACACTTTACCTTTTTTATTTACTGTCCCATCGGTGTCCATAAGACCCTGCAAAAGAGCAACCCGATTAGATGTAGAGTCGTAAAGATATTCATCAGGGATGAATTTGTCGTTACTTCGAGCCCTTTCTAGCCCCAAACGCTCAAGCTCCCTCCAAAGTTGATTATCGTAGCCCTTATCTTTTTCTTGCCGAAAATGATATTGAATATATTTTGGGTTGTGAGTGATCCTTATACCCTCAGGCGCCTCTTTCTCAATTCGAGGAATAGTTATTAAGGCGTCCTCGTCACTACAAGTAAGGCCTACTTCTTTATGAGCCCCTGAGAAATGCCCATCTCCAAGTAAGGACCCGAGAATATATGGAGAGATGAGATGATCTTTAGGGCTATGATCGCAAGGTAAGCAAAGAGGAATTCTCCATTTATGCTTGTCCTTTGTTTCAAAGATTTCTTGTGTAGTTACCTTTCTCCAATATTGTTTCTTACTACCATCCGCTAAATAGCCATGATAAGGCGCAGCGGTCCAATTGTGATTTGGACAAGTATCTACGAATCGGCCATCTTGAAATGTTATACGGTACACCTCTGTTTTCCCTTGGGGAAACACCTTTTGTACAACAGAGGTCCCTCCTTTTGAATTAAGAACTGCGATTCCAATCTTTACATCCCCCATTAGAATATGACCCTGCGGAGTCATGATTTTGGAATCAAGAGTGAGGGCTTTTCCAGCTTCATAAAAGAACGTCAATTCGGTCATAGTTCCTGACACGATGGTCTGCCCTAACAAAGCGCCCGGGCTGGAGATCAATTTGAAGTTGGCACCATTGCTGAATTGAATTGCTGAGGTAGGAACAGCCGTCGTCCAGAAAATCCTATCAATGTTTCCCATACGTGCGAAGTCGCGCTCCCGATGCCCCATCGCTTCACGAGTATGAACCTTTTCAAAGAAGGCGGAAGATTCAAGCATGTTAAGCATAGGTTCAAATAACAACTCAGAGGATTTCTTTTGGGAAGTTGCGCAGAAAACTTGGGTGTAAACCGTGGCGGGTGAATGGCCGAAGAATTTCCACGGCGATCTCATCATAGATAAGTGAACACCGATGTACATGTTCAAAAGAACGGCGAGGTAAGAGTTATGAGTCACGATGTAATCGTTGGTTAGAAAAAGGTGTTCTTCATCATCCAGAGTGATGCAAGTGGCCTCACCCTCGTTAAGTTTTTCGATTTTTGTTAAGTATAAAAACTGAGTTTTTCTCTTGGTGCGGGGCCTGTTAAAGTGATAAGTAATAATTTCTTGCTTTCTCATAAGAGTAAATATGGGAAAAGTATTTTCTGGAAAAGATATGAATACAAAATAGCAAGGCAAATTAGATATACAATGTGCTCGCGTTGTATTATCCGCGCTCCATGACGCAAGGCCTCCGAGGCCCCTTACTAATGTAATCATATTATCGCGGAGCTTTTCGCTCACCGTATTGAAAATAGCTAGTCCAGATCGCTTGACCACCGTGCCGTCCGTGTCCATTAGGCCTTGCAAAAGTTCAATCCTATTCCAGACGGAGTCATATAAATATTCATCAGGGATGAACTTGGTAAGGCTACGAGCATCCCTCAATCCAAGTCGTGTTAATTCTTCTTTATAGGGGTTCCCCTTTGTATGGTGGTAGGTAAAAGTAGATTGAAACTCGCAAGATTGCGTGCGAGATACTTTTATCCTGACATTATTTGTCAGCTCGCTCTCCACTCTTCCATGAATCTCCGGGTCATTTCCAACAAGATTAATATTAGCCCCAAAATGGCCATCACCGAGTAAAGCCCCCATAGTGTAGGGGGGGATTATATGAACGCGCGTCGTGTGGTGAGTAGGCCGGGGCAAGGGGATGAACCAACGCTCTTTAGGATTTTTTTCCTCGGAATCAAGAATTTTTTTAGTGGTTATGATTTTCCAGTCTGGGGCTTGAATTTTTTTTCGAGTATACTTTTTTTGTTGTTTATCCCACTCTATCGAACATTTAGATTTCGCAGCTTTCCATAGGTGCTCCTCATCCGCAATAACGCTTCGCCCATCAGAAAATGTCATTTTATAAAGGGGTCGAAGACCTTGCGGGAATACCCCGTCAATTTTTGCGGTTCCGCCCGAAGGTGTGCAAACCTCATCACCTACCTTCATCTGACCAATGGGCATGGGTCCATTAGGGGTGTATACACTTTCAGTATTCGCGAGAGCTTTCCCAAAACCAATGAACGAATACAATACTGCCGTGCGATACGGCGATGTCGGATTCATGAAATCAATGAAAGCTTGTTTAACTTGTGGCCAAATTGTTGGGGCAATAGGCCCCAGGTATTTTTCCGTAAGAAATTCTTCCGGCGTGGGGGGTCGATCGCGATAATTAAGGCGCCAGCTATTAGAGAGTAAATCCCCCTTTTGATCTTCATTCAAATCGGGGTTTGAAATAATA